GGCGAAGAAAGCGACGGCATTATTTCGGACGAAGAAGCGATACAGTTTCTTTTGGAAGTACCCAACGCCGATTCGAACCCGTTGTTCGGTTTGGCCGCTGTTACAGGAAGCGACGAACGCATTTGGTCGCAAGTTACGAATACGCCAATTCCGGCAAATGGTTTGTACTTGCTGCCGTTTATCAAGACGTTTACGAATTCGGCACAAGCTGGCGTCGAAAGCATGATTCGCAAAGCTTGGGCGAACCGTTGGACGGTTGAAGAAACCTTAACGGCGCTTGTCGGCGATGGAACCGCAGCGCAGGGCACGCCGTCGCAGTTGCACCGGGTCAACGCGCAAGCCGCGTCGGTAATCCATACGGCAACCGCGCACGTTGCGGCGGTCGTTGCGGCTGGCGTTATGTCTGCGGTTTTCGGTCGTTACGTTTGGTATTCGGTAATCGACGGAAGAACAACGGACATTTGCATAAGTCGAAATCGCCGAATCTATCGCTTCGGCGAAGGGCCGTTGCCGCCCGCGCATATCCGTTGCCGGTCGCACGTTGCCCCGGCAAATGCCGCTAGTGACTTGGCCGAAGAAACGTTTTATACTTGGGTTGCCCGTCAACCTGCCCAAGTGCAAGACGACATATTAGGCGACGAAGGCGGCGAAGCTTTGCGCGATGGTCGCTTAAAGGCGAAGGATATTCCGAAGTATGATGCGGACAGGCCGCTAACTTACGAAGAATTCCGACGCAAGATTAAAGAAATTCTTTCCCGCTGATTCGGTGAATCGGCATAACCGCAAGGAGTCCTTGAAATGGCACTGAAAAAGAAACTTACCAAAGAAGAACACGCGAAGCTTTCGGACGCACTGAAAGCCGAATATATCGAAGACGGCGACGGCTTCCGCCTTGACGTTGACGGCGACGAAGATACGGGCGCTTTGAAGCGCGCCAAAGACCGCGAAGCGCAGTTGCGCAAAGACGCCGAAAAGGAAGCGAAAGAACTTCGCGAACGGCTGGAATCCATCGAAGGCGACGACGCGCGCAAGAAAGGCGACATTGCGACGCTTGAAAAGTCTTGGCAATCGAAGCTTGACAAACAGCGCGAAGAATACGAAGCCAAGGTTTCCAAGCTTACCGCGCATACGACGAAAACGCTTGTCGATAACGTCGCGTCGCAGCTTGCCCACAAGATTTCGAACGCCCCGGCGCTTATCATGCCGCATATCAAGTCGCGGCTTATGGCAGACTTCGAAGGCGACACGCCGGTTACGCGCGTTCTGGACAAGGACGGCAAGCCGTCGGCCCTTACTATCGACGAACTGGCAAACGAATTCGTTGCAAACAAGGATTTTTCTGCTATTATCACGGCTAGTAAGGCGTCCGGCGGTGCCGGTAAGCCTTCGCAGAACGGCGGCGGTGCCCCGAAATTTAACGGTCAATCCGACAAACCCGCCGACCTTTCGAAGATGAATCCCGCAGAACTTGCGGCGCATCTTAAAGAAGCGAAGGCAAACGAAACTAAGGACGCTTAATCATGGCACTTTCCGACCTTGCTGTTTACTCCGAATACGCTTATTCGGCTTTCTCCGAAACCCTGCGCCAACAGGTTGATTTGTTCAACGCTGCGACGGGCGGGGCTATCATGCTGCAATCCGCAGCGCACCAAGGCGACTTTTCCGACGTTGCTTTTTTCGCCAAGGTAACGGGCGGCCTTGTTCGTCGTCGTAACGCCTACGGTTCCGGCACCGTCGCCGAAAAGGTCTTGAAACACCTTGTCGATACGTCGGTTAAGGTCGCAGCCGGTACGCCGCCTGTTCGCCTTGACCCCGGCCAATTCCGTTGGATTCAGCAGAACCCGGAAGTCGCAGGCGCGGCAATGGGGCAGCAACTCGCCGTCGATACGATGGCGGATATGCTGAACGTCGGTCTTGGTTCGGTCTATTCGGCACTGTCGCAGGTTTCCGACGTTGTTTACGACGCGACCGCGAACACCGATGCCGCCGACAAGCTGCCGACTTGGAACAACCTTAACAACGGCCAAGCCAAGTTCGGCGACCAATCGTCGCAGATTGCCGCATGGATTATGCACAGTACGCCCATGCACAAGCTGTACGGTTCGAACTTGACCAACAGCGAACGCCTGTTTACTTACGGCACCGTGAACGTTGTTCGCGACCCGTTCGGCAAGCTTCTTGTTATGACCGATTCGCCGAACCTGTTTACCGCAGGTACGCCGAACGTTTATCACATTCTTGGCCTTGTGCCGGGCGCGGTTATGATTGGTCAAAACAACGACTTCGACGCGAACGAAGAAACCAAGAACGGCGACGAAAACATTATTCGGACTTACCAAGCCGAATGGTCGTATAACATCGGCGTTAAGGGCTTCGCTTGGGACAAGGCAAACGGCGGCAAGTCGCCGACCGATGCGGCGTTGTTCACTTCGACCAATTGGGACAAGTACGCAACTTCGCATAAAGACCTTGCGGGCGTTGTCGTCAAGACCAACTAACCGACGGCAGACGGACGGGGCTTCGGCCCCGTTCTTCTAGTCCTTCACAAATTCAAAGGAGTTTCGAAGATGAAACCGGCAAAAATTCTGTTCTTCGTTGACGGCAACGCACCGACCCCGGAAGACTTCGCAGCCGCCGCCGACCTGAACGCGCAAGTTATGTTCAGGAACGCCCGCGCTGTTCCGTCCGAACCGCATTCGCTGGAAATCTGCGACGGCGTAGCGGGCAAGGTTCCGAAGCTGTACGCCGACGCTTACCCGGAAGCGGGCGAAGCAATCAAGAAGAAGGCCGCCGAACTGAAAGCCCTTACTTCGAAGGTCGGCGACGCCCCGGCACCGAAGGCCAGCGGCAAGGCCGCCGACAAGCCCGCAGCCGCTACGCAGGGCCAGACCCCGGCGCAGGGCCAGAAAGCCCCGCAGGGCGGCAGCGCCCCGGCTTGGAACCCCAACCCGGCGCAGTAACGAACGGACGGCCTGTCGCTTATTGTGGGCAGGCCGTTTCAACAACGAACTAAGGAGTCTTCGCAATGGCAACGAAAAAGGTTGTTTATTTCACGGCAGGCATTAACGCAACGGCTGGCGAACTTGCCGACATTGCGAAGCTTAACGCAGCCGCCGAACCGCAATACGAAGTTTTGGTAGCCAACGGCGCAGCAAATGCCGAATACGGCGAAACCGACCGAATCATTCCGTCGGATTACGTCGCGGGTACTGTTCCTTCGGTTTATTCCGAAGTTGACGTTATCGACCCCGACGCAATCCCGAATCAGGCGCTTACGCCTACGCAGGCAATCGTTAACGACGCCGAAGCCTTGACCGTTCCGGTTACTGGCACTTACACGACGACCGCAACCGTTAGCGTTGCGAACGGCGTTGTAACCGGCATCGTTCTTTCGTAAGGACGTTGACGCATGGCAATTACAATCGTTGTTGAAGACGGAAGCGGCGTAACAAACGCGAACAGTTACGTAAGCGTCGCAGACGCGCGCATTTACGCTTCGAATCGCGGCGTCGAACTTCCGTTGGACGACGACGAATTGGCGGCCATGCTGATTCGTTCGACGGATTACCTAGAAGCGCAGGCTTGCCGGTTCCAAGGCAAGCCAACTTCGACGACGCAGGCTTTGCAATGGCCGCGAACTGGCGTTTTCCTAAACGAAGACGAAGTACCGTCGAACGTTATTCCGAAGTCGCTTATTGCCGCGCAAGTTCAGCTTGCAATGGCGATTAACGCAGGCTTCGACCTTCAACCGAACGTTTCGCCGCAAGACTACGTTACGCGCGAAAAGGTCGGGCCGATTGAAACGGAATACGCCGACCCGCTGTCGGTTGGCATCATGCCCACATTTACCGCAGCGAACGCGCTTCTTGCGCCGCTGTTTGGCGAATGCGCTTCGAACAAGTTTGCGCTTCGTACAATAAGGGTTTGACGAATGGCACGTTTCGACGCAGCAATTAAAACGGCGCAACGCCTTATCGCAAAGAACGGCGAAAAGGTGAAATGGCGCGTTATTGAAGACGCGACGCCGACAGACCCGAACAAGCCTTGGGAACCCGGCCCGGCATTGCCGGACGACAAAGACGTTACCATTTGCTTTTTGCCGGTTGACCGGCAGACGCAAGAAACGTTTACGTTTATGAAAGGCACCGAAGTTCCGAAGGGTTCGGTTATGGGGCTTATGGGCAATGTTCCGTTTGAACCGAATTTGAAAGACGTTGTAATTCGTAACGGGGTCGAACTTCGCTTGGCTTATATCGACGTACTTTCGCCCAACGGGCAAAAGGTACTTTATACGATGGTATTTCAAGCATGATTGAATTCGACCAAGTTAACGACGAAGTAAACGCGCTTTTTCTTGCAGCTTGGAACGCAGGAAGCGCAGCAATTGCGGGCTATGTTCCCGAAATTCGTTGGCAGGGCGTGCAATATCGCGACTTGCCGGACGGTTCGAAGTTTTGGGTTCGGCTGTCGAAGCAAACCGTTTTTGAAGAACAAGCGACCCTTTCAACCTGCGAAGGAGTACCGGGGCAAAGAAAATACACGGCGTCGGGTCTTGTCTTCGTACAAATCTTTTGCCCGAAATCGAATACGCAAGCGTTCGAACTTGGGCAGAAATTGGCGAAGCTTTCCCGTAATGCTTTTCGCGGGAAATCGACGCCGGGTAAGGTTTGGTTTCGCAATACGCGAATTAACGAACTTCCGCACGAAGAACTTTACGAACGGTTTAACGTCGTTACCGAATTTGAATACGACGAAATAGGTTAAGGAGTTCTTAACATGGTATGCGAAATTGCCAAAATCGACAGCAACATTACCGGACTTGCCTTCGCCGAAGAAGAATGCCTAAAGCAACTTCCGACGACGCCCGTTTGGTACGGACTGGAACCCAACAGCTATTCGGACTTCGGCGGCGAACTTTCGACCGTTGCCCGCGCGCCTATCGACCCGTCGCGCCAGAACAAGAAAGGCACGATTACCGACCTTGACGCATCGGGCGGCTTCAACGCCGACTTTACGAAGACCAACCTTACGCGAATTCTGCAAGGCTTCTTCTTCGCAGACGCGCGCGAACTTCCTTCGACGCAGCCGCTTAACGGCGCATCGGTTGCGCTTACCGGCGTTACCGCAGTTGACAGCACTTACGCCGCAGCTTCCGGGCTTGGCGTGTTTGGTGCCGATATGCTGGTATATGCGACCGGCTTTGCCAACGCGGCGAACAACGGCCTTAAAACCGTCGTTTCGGCTACCGCTGCGGGCGTCGTTGTTGCTGAAACCCTGATTGACGAAACCCCGCCCGCA